ATCGAACACTAGCTCCGAGGTCTAATCACTTAGAAGCCCGAAGGTCGTTCAAAGGTGCAGACAGTAAGGAGTCTGCTTCCCTGGGCCCCAGGCATGGGAGTTCCAATTACCCATGCACTGGAATCTGGTGGCAGTTCGTCTGCTGTGCGGCGGCGTCCCCTAAACAACGGGGAGTTCCCAGGCACTGATGGGATTTCCACATCTCTGATACCAATGACGTCAGTGATACGACGTAGGAGGTCAGAGGGCACCCACCTGGGTGCAGAGTGGTCGTCCCTAAGGAGCCTGGCGCCAATGTGTATGGAGTAAGATGGAATAAGGTAATCCACCTTAGACACGTAATACTTCGTACGTGTCCGTTGTCCATACGTTCGGAATGTCCACATACTAGTACGGTGTTTAGCCGTTTTAGTAGTGTAGCACTCCCTACCATGGGGAACCCCGATGAGATCGCACTTGCAGTGTTTCGCAAGCGTGACTTCGGATGTCCTGTGGTAGTAGACTTTACCTTCCCAGTCACCTAGAAGGTGGCCATCTCCATAACCGTCGGGTCCGAAGACCCTAAAATTATGGGGAATCAAGTCTAAGAACCATCCAGCTGCCTCGAAGTCTCCACAACGATAATAATGATTGTGGAGGAGATAGAGGCGCCGGTATGACATATTACCGCGCAGAAACGCAGGCCTTACTGCATATCCCGAATACCAATCTGCGCCGCAGCTTTCCCGAAAGGGACCATGAGAAAAACTCTTCTTGGAGTTTACCTCAAGGCCTAGATCTCGCAAAACATCGCGAAAGAAATAGAAAGCCGCAGCTGGGATGATAATATCATCACCATAAGTGGAAACTGGTCCGACAATCCTTAGATACTCCATCGTTGCCTCAGCGAGGCAGTGAAACGTGATGGATTCGACAGGAAAAGTCGTCCCGTTGCCCATCCCGGCAAACGCCTGCATATGAAAAGTTGTACCTTCATATGAGGTGTATCCAGATCGAATTGAGACAAGAGTCTCAAACCAATCTGGGGGCCAGGTGTGCTCAATTAGCCCTAGGGCTAAGAGTCCACTAGCATTGGTAAGGTCGACGGTTGCAATCCCGTCTGTTATAGACCCTAGGCGTGCCAGCTCCTGATTACGGGACTGGTCGCTGAGGTCAATACCTGCACGTTTGCAACGAGCGCGAAGACAATCAGCGAACCCATTTTGAACAAATTTGTTCATGTCGGGCTCGATGGTTATAATACGCATTGTTGCAGCGTCCTTCGGAACGAAGTCCAATCGTGACCTATGAATGGTCAACAGAAAGGAGTCTGTAGAACTACAATCCTCCATCAGGAATGATTGCAATCCAGGGACAGTCGCTAGGATCTTGCCAAGAAGCGGATCACTAGCCAACTCTTCACTGCAATGACTCAATCTCGCTATTAGTCTGCGGATTTCTGAGTCCTTTTTCTTCGTACTTGTCGAAGCGCCACCAGGACTAAAGCGATACCGGACCTCATCTGGGTCCGGAACCTCACCAACAATCTTTTGGATTTTACGCTGAGTAGCATGCAATATGCTCTCAACGGCCGGACGAAATTGAAATTCGCCCGACTTCCAGAGGTTGAAAATGAGGTTAGTCTCACGACATCGCTGTTCGCCCTCGAGGAACTTCTTCACAGCTGCAAGCTTCGCATCGACACCAAGCGGCAGGGAGGGCAACTTCTTTAGGAGCCCAACACCTGCAACAAAGTGCCGATAAGCTGCAGCGTTAGTGAAGATGGCTGGGTCAGTACCCAGAAGAACATCAAAACGGCGCAAATCAACAAGCGCTGAATAAGGTTCATCTGGCCCCAGCCGCGCGAAGAACTTTTTCGCGAGTTCCGATGCGAGTTTGAGGGTGGTCTCATCGCAGGCCTCTTCATCCCAAGTTTTCATAGAAAACATACTACCTCCAATTTAAGGAAGGTTGGCACAGAGGTAACACCGACTTAGGTCGGTGCCACCAAAGCGTCAATAAGGTCAGGGATGACGCCGGAAGTCGCAGCAGCCACACTCGTGGAAACATTGTTACCAATGTTAACACAGAGTTGGCGGCTGAGGCGACGACCGGTGATCGAACCGCGCTCGTGGTAATGCCCATAGATACCGGTGGTATCGGTATAGGCAACCCGCGGAGCGGCCGTGTAGCCAGCTGCGTTTCCACCACTGACAGACTCCATCACGGGGACTTCGACACGGAAGTCCGTGTTCCACACACCACTACGCTTCGACTTACTGAGCCGAAGTGTCGCGGTAACCTGAGCGTAGGTGGGCAATGAAGCCACCTGTTCACGCCAGACTGCCACGATCGCACCGGTCTTCGGGTCCTTGGACACGTCGACAGGGACGAGGATGTGTTTAACAGGAGTTGCAGCGCCGTCATAGACGACAATGTCGGCGATATTAGCCATTTGGATTCCAGTTTAAAAAGGTTTATAAACAGTGCGCTAAAGCCCAAGCTTTTCGAAAGCGGGCTTGAAGATATGACTCTTCTTGGTGATAAGCGCAACGGCTTCGAGTGCGTGCGTAAGCATGACCTCAGACTTCGGATGAAGCAAAGGCTTCATTCTAGGAGGAGGGACAGCGAGCACGCTACTGATATTTCGTTCAACCTGCACTACGCTGAGGGAAGACGGAGATATGGGCGATATAGAATATATCGAACCAGTTCCGTAGTCCCCAATCTTAACGCGGGTAGTCTGGGTGCGACAAAATCGCGAACCAGATGTCAGTCGACTAGTGTGTAACGCGGTAAGATAATTACCGACGTTAAACCACCAATCGACAACAAACGAGTAAGGAAGGCGTTCCCAAAGAATACTTGGGAGATCAAACGCGCCTTCCTCGTCAGTCAGCTCATTAGTATCGATGTATGCGATAACCTGTCCTTTTATGGTCGTGGATCCACGTTGGGTCCAAAAACCATGACTAGGGCCGGCGACCGATGCCTCGATCTCACGTTTTGCTGAAACTCTTATTACCCTTGCACGGGCTGCCTTATATCCATAGTGACGCGCCGCATCGATGACTGAGTCAACGAGCGGAATTACGCCAAACATGAATAATAGGTAGTTATCACTGGCCGTCTTCAATCCACGAAGACCTCGAATGTGATGAGCGGAAGATCCGTTCAGAGCAACACGAAAGGCCTTGTTGATATCGCCGGCGACCAGACTCTCACCGATCCTGCGAAAACGCCTAGCGTTATCGCGGATCATGCGGAAAGTCTGATCGGCTTCTGCGAGGGAGACTCCGAGATGGAAGCCAACCCCGCCGTCAAGTTGACCTTGGACTTTGTTAATTAACGATATCTCATCGTTATTGTTCCAGGTCACTGATGGGTTCACCGAACCAAAAGCACCAGAAGAGGAAGAGAACTCACTACCCCAGTTTCCTGGGATATTCCGATAGGAACACGTCCCGTGTCTTTGAGACATAAGACGTAGACTATAGGAGTGAAGCTCTGTCTTCAGACTCTTACGCCACTCAGCTTTTTGCTTATGATAAGCATGGAGCTGAAGGTTATACGAGTCGCGCATACTTCGCCATCGGGAGAGGAGGTTGTCCATGTGGGCAACACGGTCTCCCTTTCTGAGGTTTTGAATCCCAGAAGAGACGACGAAGTCATGAAATGAACCAGGAGAAACTGGTTTCACAGGTCGGCTAGACCCATGAGACCTGTCCCCACCGGACCACTGACGCTCGAAATACAGACCGACTTTCCCCGAGGGGATCGTGGTTGTTAAATCCGAGAGTATGTGGCCAGTTGTCATCATTTCACCTGTTGGAGAGTAGAAAATTCAACAGCGTCGACGACGCCGAGGGCCCCGC